ACTGACCAGCCACAGAAGATTAGAGGTCGTAAGCGTAACTATCTGTTTATAAACGAGGCGAACGAAGTAAACTACGAATCTTGGATGCAGTTGGCACTTCGTACCACAGATAAGATTGTAATCGACTATAACCCATCAGATTACTATTCTTGGATATATGACAAGGTAATTACTAGAGAAGATGCTGATTTTACTATCACTACCTACAAAGACAACCCATTCCTAGAGAAATCATTGGTTGAAGAGATTGAGAGGCTTAAAGATGCTGACCATGAGTACTGGAGAGTCTATGGACTTGGTGAGAGAGCAATATCAGAAGCGACTATTTACACCCATTGGAAACGAAGAAGAACATTCCCAGAAGGAGGGGAGATATTTTATGGACTGGATTTTGGCTACAACAATCAAACCGCATTGGTTCGTGTCAAACACTTTGACAATGAGATGTTCGTGGAGCAACTCATCTACGAAACTAAACTGTCTACGTCAGTACTTATCGACAAACTAAAGTCTTTTGGCTTTGACAGACGTACAGAGATATTTGCAGATGCTGCTGAACCTAAGACCATAGCAGAGATTAATAAGGCTGGATTTAGCCTTAAACCTGCCATTAAGGATGTGTTTGCTGGTATCAACAAGGTGAAGTCGTTTCCGTTAATCGTAAAGAGTGATTCTTTGGACTTACTAGACGAGATTAAGAACTACAAATGGAAGACCGACAATGATGGTAATACTCAGGATGAGCCAGTGAAGTTTAGAGACCACTTGATGGATGCCATGAGATATGCCATATACACAAAATTTGCTAAACCGAAAAGAGGATGGGTCGTATAGCTTAAAAATTTGTTACTTTTGTAAAAACAACTAATAGCGTGAATTTAACGGACATACTAAAGGGCATGAGTCCTTTGCAACAAAAAGCAGCTACCAATATTGGTTTCTCATCTAATCCATTGTCAGATTTCGCTGGTTTAATTCAGGGAAGAGTTTTATACCAAGACATTAACCAAAAGAAGTTTGTTAACGATTATTGTAATAACAGTGAGGTGTATGCTATCGTTAAGAGGATAGCTAAGACTGTCTCTACTGTTCCGTTTTATGAATACAGCATTAAAAGCCAAAAGCACTTCAATCAGTACAAGTCTATGGTTTCAAATGCTCAATCTACTGCTGACTTAGCAAAAGCTGAGTTGGTAAGAGTAAAGGCACTTGATGAGATTACAGACTCTGAAGTGAACAGATTATTACAACAACCTAATGAATATCAATCTTTCTCTGAGATTATCGAGAACATGATTGGTTATAAATTGATTACTGGTAATTCCTACCTATGGGCTAATAGACTAGCTTCTGGTAAGGTTCAGGAACTTGTCGTACTCCCATCCCAATATGTAGCCATAGTCTCCGATGGCACTATTAATGGGGTTGAAGCATACACATTCACTCTGGTTGGATGGGATAACTTACCAGCAAGTGATGTAATACACATGAAGTACTTTAACCCCTACTTTGACACTAATGGACAACAACTATACGGACTTTCACCTTTACAAGCAGCCTACAGAACTGTACAGCGTTCAAATGATGCAAAAGACACCTCTGTTGGTATGTTGCAGAATCAAGGACCTAAAGGCATTTTGTATGCTGATGAGTCTAATAACTTCGGACAAGAGGAGGCTGGTAAACTAAAAGAGGACTTCTACAATCAGTACGGAACTAAGACACAAGCTGGTATCGTACAGAACGCAGGTAAAATCTTGATTGCTGGTGCTAAGTTAGGATGGGTGAACATGGGATTGTCTCCAGTAGATTTACAGTTGTTAGAATCAGAGAAGATTACACTTAGGGAACTTTGTAATGTTTACGGTGTAAACTCAGCGTTATTTAACGACCCTGATAACAAGACTTACAACAACATGAAGGAAGCTAAGAAGGAAATGCTTACTCAAGTAGTACTTCCAGAATTAGTGGCTATTCGTGATGTTTTAAATAGATTCTTTAAGAAGCAGAACACAGATACTTACATCGACTTCGACTTAACAGTATTCCCTGAGTTGCAAGAGGACATGAAGGAGCTTAGTGCTATTCTTTCTCAGTCTTGGTGGATTACTCCTAACGAGAAGAGAGCAGCTATGCGTTATGAGCCAGTAGAAGATGAGGTGATGAACGAAATATTTATACCTGCTGGTTACTTGCCTATCGATGAGTTGACTATGTTACAAGACCCTAGAGATGCAAGACAGCAAAGCGACTATAACGTACCTCCAGTGAAGAGTGAAGGTTTTTTTTTGAGTAAGAGTGAGAAGTTAGACGAAGTTTACGCTAAGTATAAGGAAGTGACTAACATGAGCTACTCAGAGTTAGAAGCTTGGTCAAATACAGAGTGCTCTAAGAAGGCATCTTTGGACAGAAGCCCAATCACTAGAAACTTGAGATTGCTTTCTAAGAAAAAAGAAGAGTGGACAGCGAATGATATAGAAGATGCTAATAGAACAATTAGTTTTGTGAGCAGAATGAAAGGAGCAGAGCAAGGAGAACCAGCAGCAGAAGGATGTCCTTCTAAAAGAGACATATCATTGAAAAACTGGGCATACGACCCTTCTAAATAAGATACTATGAAATCATTTGAGAAATTAGAAAAGGCAATTGACAATCTTTTGCAATTAAAAAGGCTAACTAAAAAAAATGCTAAAGGTATTGCTCATGCAAATAGCCTTATAGCTTCTGGAGATATAAAAAGACCTGAAACTTGGGAAAGACCAACAGCAGAAATGGAGAATGCATATTTAGAAGAAAATGGGTATGAGAAATATGCTCTTTGGTTTCTTGGAGTAGACCCTGAACTTGATAAAGACACTAAAGGTCATTATGGCTATATCTATACTTCAGACTTTAAAACAGTAGATAGAAGAGGGTTATCTGCTATAAGACAATATTCAGCTCAAAACAATATGACAAGCATATTTGAAGCGGCTGGTAAAATGATTGAAGCTATAGATGCTAAAAAATAATGGCTAAAATTCTATATCCATCACAGCAATTTGCTATGCAGCAAAAGATAGCTCGTAAGTCTATTAGAGACTTTCAGCCACAAATAAAAGCTGCATTACAGAAAGACTTTGATAAAGCTGCTGATTTAGTTCAAACATGGGGAGTAGAACAGACAGCTAATAACATAGAATCATTTTTTGACGGAAGGTCAATTAATAATATTTTACGAAATTTGTATGAGACTGTAGGAGGTTATACTGCTACAAGGTATCAGAAGATATTTGACAAGTTCAAAAAAGAAGAGACGATTGATTTCGACCCTCTTAATATTTTTGACGAATGGTTAGCGTTCATGCTTAGTTATTGGGTAGGTATTAGTGGTCAGAAGATGTTTGGGATTGAGAATACTACCGATAAAGAGATTACTAGGATATTAGCTTATGTTATGCAATATAGCAGAGAGAATAGCCTTACTCTAACAGAGACAAGCAGAATGGCTATCGAGATGCTACGACAAGGTAAAATCAACAATGCTCGTAGTTTACTGATAGCTAGAACGGAAACACATCAGGCTTTAAGCACTGGTGCATTTGGAGCAACAACTACAAGTGCATTACCTTTGCTAAAGCAATGGATTCATTCTGAGTATATTGGAAGTCCTAGAAGATGGCATATTGATTTAGATAGACAAACCAATCCTGATGCAGGAGGGTTTAGAATCGGAGTTAATCAGCCATTCTCTGTAGTGACACCGAATATAGGAATAATACAAATGCAGTATGCACACGATGCATCTGGAGGAGCAATTAATAACTGCAACTGTAGATGCTGTACTGTTTATACCGTATAAATAAAAGAATATGAGTAATTTTTATAGCAAAAAGTCGGTTAGTGGTGCTCCAATAGATATGGATGACCAAAGTAGAGTGATTACAGTCTACTATTCCGCATTTGGTAACGTTGATAGTGATGGTGATGCCATTGCTCCTGGTGCGTTTACTAAAACATTGATGGAGAATGGTCCACAGAACAAAAACAG